ATGGGGTGATGAAAACAGACTACCTATACCAGTAGAACAACTAAGTTTATTTTAATTACTTGACAGGGGTATACCCTAGATATATACTAAAAGAGTACACAACACCGAGAGGTTTTCCAAATGACTAGAAACTACTACAAAACTGCTGATAGTGACTTAGGCATTATCTATTCAGATGCAGAAAATTTTAGAATGAGTCCTTTAGGCATAATAGCTGATTACACTATTGTAGATGCTCCAAAAGAACTCAAAAGTGAAATAGGTAAATATAATACGTTTCCTAAAAAACACATGGTAAGAATTACAAACTACAAGGGTAATTAATTATGCAAAACTTTTTAATGATGTTAGCAGCGTCAGGGTTGTTTTATACAGCCCTTTCATCAACTCTATATGACATGACAGTAACGGATTGTAATGCAGGTATAGAACTAGCTTGTAAGGAGGTAAACAAATGATAGTACATATAGAAATTCTGCCAGCTAAATATAGGCATTGTGAAGAAACTTGGTACACACACAAAGAAACAAAAATGCCTAGTAAAAAACCTTTATTACTTGTTACATGGGTACAAAATAATGGTTCAGAGATTGCACAATTATCAACAATAGAAATGATTTTTGACCCTATCAAAGAATATGTAACCATACCAGAAGAAGTAAGGCTTGAAATAATAAAAAACTATAAATTTTTAAATCAACTTTTATTATAATTATTTTATGTAGTCGGGAAGCCTGATAGTTAGGTTGTGGGATTCCTAACTTGAGAGTTATACAAAACCTATAGCAACACATAGGAAAGACAGGGCAAGCGTTGGACTTGATCTATCTCCTGACTAATTATTACAAGTTTGTAACATAACCTTTATAGGGGTATACCCTAGTTATATACTATATATCTAATGTGTTAAAGATGCAAACAAAAAATAAAAAAAATGGGTTTTTGAGTAATAAAAAAATTAAATTATTTGAAGCTTTCGCTGGATACGGTGGAGCATCATTTGGATTAAAGAGATCTAAAATTCCATTCAAGACAGTTGGGTACTCTGAGATTGATAAATTTGCAATACAGTTTTATGAAAATAATCATCCCCCAACTAAAAATTTTGGAGATATCACAAAAATAGATCCAAAAGATATTCCTGATTTTGACTTGTTTACTGGTGGATTTCCTTGTCAACCTTTTTCACAAGTTGGCTTAGGCCTTGGAGAGGATGACACACGTGGAACTTTATTTCATGACATTATTAGAATCTGTAAAGCAAAACAACCTAAGCACATCCTTTTGGAAAATGTTAAGGGATTAAAAACTAGTAGGCATGGAAAAACATTAGAAACAATAAAAAAAAAATTATCAGAGTTGGGATATGAAGTCGTCACATCCTTAATTAATTCAAAACATCATGGTATACCTCAAAATAGAGAGAGAATTTGGATATATGGTTTTAAAGGAGATTTGCCGTTCAATTTTCGTTTAGAGCCATCAAGGCAGGAATTAAAGATATTTTTTAAAGATTTATTAGATAAAAATCCAGATAAAAAACTTTTCAAAAATCAGAGACAAATTGAGCGTCTTAAAGAGCTATATCACTTAGATTTTTTAGTAAGTGAACCCTCATGTGCTGATTTATATAACAAAAATATAAGAGATGATGGAATAAGCATAACCATACTTGAGCCTCATCACAATAAAATGAGAGTTGTTCAACCCCCTATTAATAATGAGTTACAAGTAAGAAAATATTCTGTAGCTGAACATTTTCGCTTTATGGGTTTCAGGGATGAAAAGATAAATTTATCTGATCAATCCTATCAACAACTTTGTAAAATGATGGCTAATGGATGGGATGTTAATTTAACAAGTCTTTTGTTTAATCAAATTTTTTATTGTCTAATTTAATTTGGGAAATAGTTTCTGCTCCAATAAATCAACAGCCCTGTCATCTAATGTATTCGATGTCTGCTGACATATCACACGTAATAAATCAATAATTAACCTTTTGCATCCTGTAGTAGAAAGGAAGCGTAATAGTATAGGCTTTAAAATTTTGTACATAACTTTGTTTTACTTTACAAACATATTGTAAGCGTTAAATTGAAATAGGTCATCTAGGCTACCTGATCCCCATTGCAAAGCATAGGTAGTCTTTTTACCTTCTAGGCTTAATTTCAGCTACAGCTAACTCTACTTCTTTAAGCCTATGAAAAACTTCTTTCATGTCATCGTGCATATTATCAATTTTATCTGTTAATAATTCTATTGCTGTTGTATTACGCACAAGATCATCCCTTGATTGTCTGCCTCTATAACTAATAGATCCGACTGAGACAAAGCAAGCTGTTAATAAAGCCCCACCAACTGCTGCTATAGCCTCCACCATTCTTAACCTTTTATGTCTATAGTTATATTATATATCATGTTATTTAGATGGATGATCAAGAACCAAGTAAACTTGAAAACATAGTAAAAGTTTCTATTCTTTTATGGAGTGCAACATTATTAACACTTTCATATTATGAACCACCTGACGGTAAAAAGATAGTAGATTTTGATCCAACTTTTATTGCAAGTATTTTTAGTGCTAGTACTGCGAGTCTAGGCTTGGCCATTGGTAAAAAGGGAAACAATAAAAAAGAAGTTATAGTAGATAATAAAGACAGTAAAACTACAAGCAAATGAAAAAATTATTAATTTTAGGGTTATTTTTATTTAACCCTGTATATGCAAATGGAGTTCCTTCTTGGACTACTGGATCTAGCAACCGTACAGAGAATACTACTCAGACAATTACCCGAACACAGGTAACTGAAAAATACGGGTCAGCGTTAAATACTTGGGAAGCATCTAATATATCTGTAGCTGCTTCTGCTGGTATTGCTGGCGGTGATGCAGTATTTACAGTTGCAGATAGTACAAAAGATTGGTCACTTAGTATTACTACTAGAGCAGCTAGCCAAATGACTGAAAAGATTACTCTTAATGATGCGATTACGACTACTAGCGTTATCACTTCTTTGTCTGTCTTTAGTCAGTAAAGCAAAAGCAGAAGGCGATACAAACGTACAGGCACAACCAAATGCTGTAGGTAATTCATCAATAATTAATCAAAATATGAATATTAATAATGGAATGACAGGTAAACAACAATTTGGAAACTTAGTATGTAGTCAACCAACTATGGCCGTAACTCCTTTTTATACAGGTAATGATGCCCAGGGAGAAGAAACTTATAGCATCAATGAAGGTTGGGGTGTACAAATGTCTTTTATGATCCCACTTGGAGATAATAAAACTTGTAACGAACTATCAAAAGTAAAGCTAGACCTAGCCAAAGAAGAACTAAATAAGCAAGTGCATGATAAGCAATTAGTGAGAGTTTTAAAGTGTTCACAACTTCATGCTTCTGGTTATATGATTAATCCTAAATCTAAATTCGCATACATTTGCAATGATGTAATCAATATACGAACTTATGTAAAGGCTAATCCTGATCTTTTTTCTTTAGATTAGCAACTTCTTTTTTAAGAACTTTAGTAAATATCTTCTTAAATATTTTTTTTAATTGTGTAACTACTGCTTGCATTGCTATTGACCCTGCCACAGTTACAGTAGATGCAACCCCTGCACTAATTACACTTGATGCAATAACTTCTGGGGCTGGTATTGGAAACTCACCAAATAAAGGTATATTAAAAGTAGCTACAGTTTCTACATTTGAAGTATTTTCTAAGTTTTTTGGCAGGTTCGTTGGTATCGCTTCTGGCTTTATATTTGTTACTCCCTCGTCTTCTTCCTTATCTTCTGAAGAACTCGCTGCCTGATCTTCCTGAAGTCCCGACTCTACCTGTTCCAGGCTTGGAAGGAGTACAGGATCTAAATATGGAATCTCTGCCACAGGCGGATAAAATATTGTATTAGGAGGATTGAGAATATAATCTGTATTTGGTAAATTAGGATATATAATTTCATCCATTTATGTTAAAAGAAGCAATACTAAAAGCGATTTCTCACAGTCTTATTATATCTTTTTTAATAATTATTCCTACTATTACTCCTTTATATCTAATAACGTCTTATATGACTCGACAAATAGAAAAGGTTAATTAATCAGCAGCTTCGGCTGTATTGGTCTTAGCCCACTCCAAGTATTCTTGGTAATCGCTGTTTGCTTCGTCAAATGGAATACTGATTTTTAAACCGCTAATTTGTTTAAATACTATTGAAATAGTACCATCTTCTGATTTGTGTAATTTGTATAAAGCCATAGTTAAAGTTCTGCCTCAAAACGAAATGTGGTTGTGTTTGTATCTTTACGTCTAATGAAACAAACTTGACCAGCAGTTCCACTAGCATCTGAATCATTTAATATTTCTGCTCCATTAGGACCAACATTATTTGCAGAATCTATATGAAACTCATTAACATTATCGGCATTTCCATCTCTATAAGCAACAAAAGCATCTGTAGCGTCAGTACAAACCATTGTAGGTGCTGCTCTCATTGTCACAGGAAATCTAAAGCTACCATATATTCTCGAACTCATATAATAACAACCTAACATTATGCTTGCATATGCATTAGATCCACTAATAAGGTGTTCGTAGCAATACCTCTGACATTTAGCCAACTCATCACCATACGACCTATGCTCAAAATCTGTTGCCACGCTGCCTACTTCTAATTGAACTCCTGTAAGTTCAAATGTAGAATCATTTGTGTCATACCATGTTGAGGTCATATCTGGTGTTCTAACTGCAGTATTGTACGCTGCCCATTGATTTAAGGTCATCGTACCTGTCATGTCTGTTCCATTAAAAAGATGGAAAAATAAACAAGGTCCGTGCGAATTGTCATTATCTATTTGTATATTACTGTTGCCAGTAATTGTTTTGGTAATTTTTGTCCATTGTCCAGCAGTTAATGTACCTGTTTCCCATACATATGCTTGTTGTGTACCATCTTGTGTTCTTAACTCTATATAAAAATTTTGTGCAACACTTGATTTAACCCAACAACTTACTGTTATATCACTTGAGGTAGAAGTATAATTCCAACCACTATTCGCCATATTCTGTGCTTCAACAAATTGATAAATTCTATAGTAATCACCATTACCAACACTTGTTTGATCCCCATTTGTTATTTTATATGCTTTTCTGAAACCTAAAGTATATGGTGTAGTTCCACTTGCAACATCAACTTGTGCCATTGTAGCTGCGTTATCTAGTCCTCCATTTGATTGTCCCCATCTATCCACAGTATGATAACCATTTGTAGCTGATGTCGCTGACGTTCCACGTTGAGCGATTTGCATAGCTCCGTTGATTATTAAATTCCGATTACTTAGATTATTAGTAATTTTGGCAGTACACGTTCCATCGCTTGCCAAAGTTATGGCATCGCTTGATGCGGAATTGGAACGGATTCCGTCTACTTTTAATGT